GCGCGAGGGCACGCCCGAAAACGTCCGCGTGCTCTCGTGCGCCGACCGCCTCACGGCCGCGATCCGTGAGATCTTCACCGACGGCTCGGTCTCCGAGGTCTTCGGCGGCGAGAACCAACTGTTCTAACCCGCTTCGCTCTAGCAAGCGGGATTTGAGGGGCGCGCGACAGTCAGCGCGACAGTCCGGTCCGCCGCGTGCTCGAGGTAGGTGTCGAGCAGGTCGGCGGCCTCGGCTTCGTTGCCGGGCATGAGGTGTCCGTAGCGGTCGAGGGTGATGACGACGCTGGAGTGCCCCATGTAGATGCTGAGGGCCTTGGCGTTGACGCCGGCGGCGATCATGAGGCTGGCGAAGGTGTGGCGGCAGTCGTGCAGGGTGAGCCTCTGTAGGCCGAGGCCCGCCCATGCTTCGTCGGCTCGTTCCTGGAGGCGGTCGGGGCGGAACGGGCGGTCGACGTCCAGGCCGAAGCACAGGTCGAGGCCGGGTGGCTGGCGTAGCCGCTCGGCGGCGAGGTGCTCGCGCAGCACCGCTGCGATCGGAACTTTGCGGTGGTTGCGGTTCTTGGTCTCGGCGGGCCCGTGCTCGAGGTCCCACGATCGCTTGACGTGGATGGTGCCGGCGTCGAGGTCGACGTCGGTCCAGCGCAGCGCCATGGCTTCGCCGCGGCGCAGGCCGGCGTACATGGCGATCGCCCATATCGCGCGGTCGCGTGCGGGGACGGCGGCGAGGAGGCGGGTGGCTTCCTCGGGTGTGGCGAAGCGCTCGCGGCCGTTGCGGGCGGCGGGGACCTTGACGCCGGTGGTGGGGCTGACCTCGAGTTCGTTGCGGTGGACGGCGCGGCTGTAGATGGCGCCGAGCGCCCCGATGGTGGTGTTGATGGTGGCCGGCGCGACGCCCGCGGCGACGTGGTGGTCTACGAGGTCTTGTAGGTGGACGCGGCGGAGGCGGTAGAACGGCGCGTCGGCGAGCGTGGGGTAGACCCGCAGTCGGAGCGCTTGGCTGTAGGCGCGTGTGGTGCCCGGCTTGAATGGGTCGCCGCCGCGGGTGCGGACGATCCCGGCGCGCGCGTCGGCGATCCAGGCGTCGCAGGCTTCCCGGATCGTTGTTGACGGCCTCGCCTCGGCGAGCTTGCCCTCGCGCAGCGCGACGATCGCGTCCTGGCGCCACAGGCGCGCCGCTGTCTTGGTCGGGAACGTCTTGCGGATCCGTCGGCCGGTGCGCGCGTCGAAGACGTGTGCCTGATACGTCGGCTTGCAGCACTTCCCGTCCCCGCGGGCGGCCGGGCACGTCTTGCGGTGGCGGACCTCGATGCCGGCGGCCATTACGCCCACCGTTCGCCCGGCCCACCCCGGTAGATACCGGGGTGGGGGGTCTTGACGAGCGGGCCTGCGGGCATTCAGGCGGCCTTGGCTGAAGGCACGGCCGGCGGGAACGCTCGCGGCCAGCCGACATGGGCGGCAGCGTTGATCAGGCGCCGAACGGTTTCCGCGTGGTCGTGGGCGTCAACGAGCCCGATGGAGTTGTTGTTCTCGATCGCCTGGCGCAGCTCGTACGCGAGGGTTTCCGTGTTGGAGAGGAGCGCTTGCAAAAGGAGACGGCCGTTCTCTTCACGCTGCCGCTCTTCTTCCAGTTCACTTCGCGGCCATGGCTGGCCGGCCAGCTCGGGGATGTCGCCCACTGGCTCGCCCCGCTCCTTGCGGTCCTGGTCCTGGTGCTCGATCATCGATGTCGAGTCCGCCCACCGATTCCAGGCTTGCCGAGCTGCGGTCAGGGCGCGGTTCTCAACGGCGTTGCCAGGCTCGAAGGGGTCCTCTCCGCGCGCGATTCCGTAGGCGACCCCGTACATGACGCCCCAGTCGAGTGCGTCGAGCTCGAACTCGGTGGCGCCAGTTATCGGCTTGTGTGCGTGCTCGAGCGGACCGGGATCGATGTCGACTGCGACCGAGTGGTAGACCCGATCAGCGAGCTGGAGAGTGTGGGGCTGGTGCGTCATGCGGCACGTCCTTTCGGTTGGGGCGCCGAAGGGAACCGCTTGAGCGTGAGGGGCACGGTGGGCCGCTGTCGCGGGTAACGTGCCGGTCGCGCCGAAGGTCCGTCCTTCGGTGCCACGGGCCCGGTCGTTAGCGCGACGCGGGCCCACTTGTATGGTCGGGCGATCCTACGCTCTGGCGCCGAGCGACGCAACGGTCACGCCGCGCGGGGCGGGTCGAGCGTCCGCTGCGCGTTCTCCCCGAGCCACCGCTCGAGCTCGGCGATCGGCACGAGGCGCAGCTTCCCGAGCCGGACGAGCCGGACGCCGGGTTGGACGTAGCGCTCGAAGGAGTCGAGCGACATGCCGATGGCGGCGGCGGCCTCCTCGCGGGTGAGCGCTAGGCGCGGAATCGGGGCGGTGTCGGGCCGGCCGGTCACGCGCCGCGGCCCAGGTTGCAGGCGGCGCAGAGCGCGCGCAGATTGGACGGGTGATCGCTGCCACCGTCGCGCTTCGGGGTGACGTGGTCGACGTGGGTGGCAGGGGCGCCGCAGAGCTGGCAGCGGTGGCCGTCGCGGTCGAGCACTTGCGCGCGGACCTGGCGCCATTCGCGGGTGCTTCCGCGCTGGCCGGTAGATAGATGCTGGTGCGTGGGGCAGCGTGAGCGGGTCGAGAGGGCTCCGCAGGTGAGGCAGGGCTTGAGCGGCATGGGCTACGCGGCCTCCGGCACCTGGTGGCCGCAGAGCGCGCAGCCGCCGTGCTCGTCGGCGAGCGGGTGGGTGCAGCGACACGGCCGGGCGAAGAGAGCGTCCGGCGGCCGTAGGGCCGCTTCCCCGCCTGCCCTGGGATTAGCCGTCACATCCGGCACAACCGTCACATCCCGCTCAGGGAGCGGAGTTTCTTGTGACGGGTCAGGTGTTTGTGACGGATCGCCGGTCACATCCGGCGCGAGGTAGCGGGCAAAGGCATCCTCGAGGTCCTCGTCGCGGCTGTAGCCCTTGGCGGTCCCGGTGTCGAGGCGCACGCTGCGCGGCTTGAGGCCGTAGGGCTTGAGCAGCCGGGCGATGGCCCGCGCGTCGATGCCGCGGCCGTCGCGCCACCCGCCGTAGGGCAGCTCGTCGTCGTCGTTGAGCGCGGTCACGAGGTCGGCGGTCGTGATCGCGCGCCGGTCGCCGAGCGCGGCCTTGAGCGCAGCGAGTACGCGGGTGCCGTGGGTCGCGTCGTCTGCCTCTTCGCCCGCCAGCGCGAGTGAGGCTTGGCGGGCCCGCGCGGGCCAGCCGCCAGCGGCGAGGTCGGCGATCGCTAGCAGCGGCTCCCACGCGTCGGCGGCGCGATCGTTCAGGTCGGCGGGGACGCTCGGCTCCGCGTCACGCAACGGCGTCACGGCGTCGGCGGCCCACTCTTCGAGGCCGGCGCGCACGTCGGCGGTCGCCTGCTCGGCGAAGCGGCGACGGAACCGCTCCGCGGACTCGCCGGGCGCCTTGCGCCGCATACGAATCTCGATCGCCCGGTCGCGGATGGTGTCCGGGAGCCGGCCGGTGTCGATGCCACTGAGAACCTTCGGGCCGAACACGTTGAAGTCGACGACGGCCTGCATCGGGCCGACGCACCGGGCGACGCTCGAGCCGGGGCGGTTGCCGGCGTTCAGGACGGCGCGCAGCGGCTCGGTGCGGTCGCTGTCGCCGCCGAACACCGCGTCGACCTCATCGAGCATCACGGTAGGGCGGTCGCCGTGGATCTTGCGAAACAGCGCCGATTCCGACGTGGCGACGAGCCGCCACGGGCTGCGTACGAGCAGCTCGAGCACTTCGAGAAGCAACGTCTTCCCGCTTCTGCGCTCGGGGGAGAGAACGGTGAGGTATGGCGTCGCGAACGCGGCGTCGAACGCCCACGAGTGCGCGACCCACAGGGCGAGCGCGCACGCCTCCGCCTCACCGGGGAGAACGACGTAGCGGCGCAGCGTGCCTTCTACAGCTTCGAGCAGCTCCGCTGTCCGCGCCTCGGGTGCGTTCACGCGGCGACCTGCTCCACGAGGATCGGCCAGTGCTGCGCTGCCTGCTTGGCGACCTGGCCGATGCGCTCGTTGAGGTCGCCGAGAAGGTCTCGGGTGAGCTGGTCCCACCCTTCGCGGCGCAGGACGCGGCCGTCGCGGCTGGCGTGGACGACGATCGTGCCCCAGTATCCGGGCGGGATGTGGAGCGCGAGTTGCAGCTCGAAGCCGAACACGGACTCCCGCAGAGCGACCGGGGTGAGCCGCACGGGCCTCAGTGCTCCCCTTCCCGGGCCGACGACGCGCAGCTCCGCCGGAGCGCTCATCATTCGTAGATCGGCGGGAGCTGGGGATCGGCGCCCGCGTAGAGCACGAAAAGCGCCTCGACGCCACCCGCGTCCACGCCGCGGCGCTCGAGATCCGGGGCGCCGACGCGCATGACGTGCGCTGCGATCCCGCGGGCCCGCAGTGCCTCGGCGAGCCCACCTACCGCCCGGAGCATGCCCGCGCGCTGCGCAGACGGGATGCCCCACGGCAAGAGAAGCGTAAGGATCTCGCCCTCGCCGCCGTCTGCGCGCAGCGCGGCGAGGGCATCATCGACCACGTGGGCTGGGACCGGCATGGTCTTTAGGTCGGGAGGCCGAGGTCGTCGGCAATCGACCCCAGCCGGACGTCGTAGTAGCCCGAGTCGTCGACGTTCCGGGACACGGCGCCAAGGGGGATGCGAACCTCGCCGGACGCGTCAGTCAGAGAAACGGCGACTTGGGAGCCGTGCTCGTCGTGCTCGGTGTGGAGCGGCAGCGGCAGCGGGGTCCCCGGCCGCCCGTCGGGGATGAAAGAAACGGAAGCAGCGATCTCGTAGTCCACCCATCTCGCCGGAGTGATGAAGCGCCCGTAGCCGGCCTCCTCGACCTTCTCGGGCTCGGGCTCGCCGCGGCCCGTCAGCGTGAGCGTGAGCAGTGTTTCTGGTCCGCCGGCGCGCTCCAGGAGGCCGCGCCACGTGGCCTGCTCGGCCTCGATCAGCGGTCGGCGCTCCTGGTAGAGCTTGTCGACTGCGGCATGGATGACGTCCGCGCGGGAGCAGCGGCGGGGCGGGTTGCCGGGGCTGGCGAGCGTGAGGGAGACGACCAAGTCATCGAGCTCACGCGTGTCAGCCCACCGTGACTGAACTTGTGTAGTGGTCATACCGAGCATGGTACCAGCTACGCAACCAGTTGCGCAACCAGGTCACATTCTGCCCCTGAAGTGTGCGGCCCGGCCCCCTGCTCGAGGGGTAGGGGCCGGGCCGCGGTGCCCGCGGTGGCACTGACGAGGACCGCGGGCGTCGAGGCGGGCTAGGATCGCCCGCCAAGGTTCTAAGTCATCAGGCGGGCGGCGTGATGCCGGTGACTCGCACGATCGCGACCGGGTTGGGGGCCACGAGGTCGGCGCGCAGCCGGCCGCGCATCTTCGCTGAGTCGTTGTCGAAGGCGTCCCCGGAGCGGTCGACCTCGATCTCGGCGTCCTTGCGACGCACCACGGCGACCTGGCCCGGCGCGTAAACGTAGGCCGACCGCGCGTTGGTCGCGCTGCCCTGCGTCTCGTTGACGGCGAGCTGCGAGGACACGTAGACGGGCGGGAAGTTCGCCGGGGGGGCCATCTGCTCGTTTATGTCGGTCTTGAGCAGTTCGAGCTCGGTCAGCACGTCCGGGTGCGCCGCGACGGCGTAGGGCCCGGGCACGTTGGCCGTGCGGAGCTTGCCGACCGCCCTGACGAGCGGGTTGTAGTTGGTCAACGGCCCGCCGTTGGTGCCCATGCTGAGTGTCTGGATGCCGGCCACGTACTTCAGGCCCCGGATGCTGTTCGCGTTGCTCGCAGGGTTGCCCTCGAAGATGGAGCGGTCGAGCTTGAGCGCGAGCATCATCACGAGGTGCGCGTTGAGGACGTCGAGAATCGACGGCTCGCTGTCCTCGATGACCTCGCTCGAGATGTCCTTGATGAGGTGCGCGAGCTTCTTGGGCTCGGCCTCGAGGGAGGCGAAGCCGGGTGGTCCCTCCGGGATGTCCTCCAGCTCGGCCACCCAGGTCGGGTCGACGTCGCTCACGAGCTGGGGCCACGTGACCTTCGTACGCGAGGTCGGGACGATCTGCATGCCGGATGCCAGGGCGATGCTCACGGGGCGAAGCCGGTCCCAGAGGAAGGTGCCCTGGTCTTCGGGGGTGAGCGGCCCGGCGCTGTTCGCGGCGGTGGAGAGGGAGCGCTGCTCGCCTCGCTTGACGGAGCGGATCGCCTCGAGGACACGCTGCTCGAGGTCGGGCTGGGCGGCGTTGCGGTCCTCGACGGACAGGCCGCGGCCCTCGTTGCGGTCTTCGACCTGCATATCGTTCTCCTCTTGATGGTTGGGGCGGGTGCGCAGCTCGACGCTCGCGCTCGGATACGCCGGGTAGGTGGCAAGGCAGACGTCTTCGAGGTGCTCGACGCGCCGGACGGTGCGAACCTCGGCGCCGTCCTCGCTGGTCCAGTCCTCCTCGCCGACCCTGAAGCGGAAGCTCATCCCGTCGAGGTCGTGGCGACGCAGGCTCTCGCGCAGGTCGCGGGCGTAGGTGGTGTCGGGCAGGTCGGCCTCGACGGCCAGGCCGCGTGCGTCCTCAGACAAGCGCAGCGTGCCCGAGCGGGTGCGGGCGAGGACGTGATCGGGCTTGTGGTTGACGAGCAACCTGACGTCGGCGTCGAGGACGCCAGCGAAGGCGCCGGGGGCGATCCGCTCGCGAAACCCGCCGAGGTCTTCGCTCAAGACGTTGAAGACGGCGGCGTGGCCGCGCAGCGTGCGATCGTCCGCTTGGACGTGCTCGAGGTCTACGTCGATGGTGCGCTGCTCGGGGGCGGCGGGACGGGTCATGCGGGGGCTCCTTGTGTCGGACGGCCATCCGTCACAACCGCCGTTTGTGGCGGCTGTGATTCCGCTCCCTGAGCGGGTTGTGACGGATGTGCCGGATGTGACGGCTCCTGCGGGGTAGGGGCGGGGCCGAGGTTCTCGAGGCGCCGGACCTCGTCGCGGGTCATCCAGCCGGTCTGGGGATTGAGCGCCGCGGTGTAGACCTCGGCGCGGGTGTGCGAGTCGCCGCGCAGCAGCGCATCGACGAGAAACTCGACGTACACGCCGGGCGGGCAGAGGTCGCGGTCGGCGGTGATCGCCTGCTCGATGAGCACGAGCCACGGGCGCAGGCTGTAGGTCACGAACGCAAGCGCCTGCTGCTCGACGTTGCTGTAGGTCATCGAGCCGCCGTCGCCGGCGCCGATCATCCACGGCGGCACGCGGAACAGCCTCGCGACCTCGCGAGCGGACAGCTCGCGCTGGCCGAGGAACTGCGCGTCCTCGGGGCTCATGGAGATGGGCAGGAACTCGGCGTCCCCGGCGACGAGCGCGATGCGATGCGCGTTGGCAACGCCGCCGCGCGTGGACTCCCACTCGGCGCGAATGTCGCCCGCGTCGCCGAAGCCGGCGCCGGCGTGCGGCAGCTTGAGGATGCCGCGCGGGGTCGAGTCGTTCTCAAAGAACCGCGCGGCGTGCTCGGCGAGCTGCGCGGCAACCCCGAGCGCGACGCGACACTGGCGCACCGGGGAGAGACCGACGAGCCCGTCTGTGCCCATTCCGCGGACGTGGATGATGTCCTCGGGGCCGTGCTCGGAGCGGCGTCCGAGCCCGTCGAGCACGGTGTAGACGGGCCGGCCGGCGCGCAGCTCGGGGATCACCCGCTCGGGGTGCAGGAGGGCGATCTGCTCGACGCGGCCGTCGCCGTCGCGGAACTTGCCGAGCCTTCCATCGGCGGTGCGGCGGTAGGCGAGGAGGGGAAGCGACGCGGCGGCGTCTGAGAGGGCGCGGATGCACGCGTAGGCGTCAGCGACCGCGAGCGCCCCGCGCGGGCTCATGTTCGCCGCGGCCGAGGACGTCGAGGTCGAGCCCGGCCCCCACTGCCCGGCGCTGGCCGGCGCCACTCCGGCGTCGAGCATCGCCGCGGGGACGCTCTGCGCGGTCAACGCGCGCTCCTCGCTTCGCTCTTTGCGCCGTAGCTTTAGTTGCATGAGCAACGACTAGTATAACGGTCACATGTACGTCATCTTGAACACCCTCTCCTAGGTGCCTCCGGTGGCGACACTCGCCCCGCCGGCCAAGGCACCGCCCGCGCCCACCTTCGAGGCGTTCTGCGCCGACGCCGGCCTCGCGCTCGAGCCCTTCCAGCGGCGCATCGCCACGGCGGCCCGCGGCCCCGAGCGCGAGCTGCTCGTGCTCCTACCGCGCGGCAACGGAAAGACCAGCCTCCTCGCCGCCCTCGCCGTCCACCACCTCGTCACCGTCCCCGCACCGCGCGTCTACGTGGCAGCCGCCAGCCGCGACCAGGCGCGGATCCTCTTTGAGTACGCCCGCGACCTCGCCCAGCACTCGCCCTACGCGCCCGAGATCACCTTCCGCCACCTCGAGCTGCGCGTCGAAGACGGGCACCTGCGCGTCCTCGCCTCCGACGCCCCCAAGGTCCACGGGCTCACCCCGTCGCTCGCGATCTCCGACGAAGGGCACGCCCACGCGAGCGACGAGCTCTACATCGCCCTGCGGACCGCGATGCTCAAGCGCCCAGGCGCCCGCATGGTCAACATCTCCACCGCCGGCGAAGGCATCGACACCCCCATCGGGCGACTCCGCGCCCGAGCGCTCGCCCAACCGCGCGTCACCCACCGCGGCGCCCACACAGATGCCCGCGGGCCCGGCCTACGAATGCTCGAATGGGCCGTCCCCGAAGACGCCGACCTCGACCGGGCCTCCGTCGTCAAGCGCGCCAACCCCGCGAGCTGGATCACCTCGCAAGGCCTCGGCGAGCAACGCGCCGCCGTCCCCGACATCGCCTACCGCCGCTTCCACTGCAATCAGTGGACAGGACGCGAGAGCTCATGGCTGCCCCCCGGCGCCTGGCAAGCGTGCGTCGGAGAACCGCACTTCGAAGATGGCGAAGCCGTCTGGGTCGGCGTTGACGTCGGCGGCGAACGGTCAGCCACCGCCGTCGCCTGGCTCAACGCCCAACTCCACGCCGACGTCGCCATCTACCACGGCGACCAAGGCGTCCTCGACGCCATCGATCACATACGCGAGCTCGCCGGCCGCTACGCCGTCCGAGAGATCGCCTTCGACCCGTGGCGCTTCGGCCAAGCCGCCCAAGAACTCGAACGCGAACGACTCACCACCGTCGCGTTCCCCCAGACCGACGCGCGGATGATGCCCGCCTCAGACCGCCTCTACCGCGCGATCGTCGACCGGCGCCTCACCCTCCCCCACGACGACGAACTGGCCCGCCACGCCGGGCAAGCCATCGCCCGCCACTCCCGACGCGGCTGGCGCATCGACAAGGCCCGCCGCGGCGACAACATCGACGCGATCATCGCCCTCTGCATGGCCCTCGACCGCCTCGAAAACCGCCCCGAACCCACCCGCCTCCTCGGCTGGCTCTAAATGAAGCCCGCTTCTTGCCCTGACCTGGCGGCTTCGACCGGCAGGATTCACGAACACCGGCTCACCCTTCACCTTCAGCGACTTGTACGCGGGCGCGCGGGAGTCCCCCCACAGCACGTCCGCCGCGTCTTGTGGGTCCTCCTCGACGGTGATAGAGCCCCCGCCGAGAAGATGAAGTCTCGAAGGCACGGGCGCGAGCTTACTCTCGCGCGACCATTTTTGCGCAGCGCGCTAGCGGGGTGTCCGGGAAGAGCCCCTCTAAAAAGCGCGCGACAGTCGCGCGACAGTTGACCCCCGAAACCGTGCCATCGAGAGCGGTTCCCCAGCGGTCGAAACCCGCTTGTCATGCGGTAGCTTGGCTACGTGCGGTCCCTCTCTTGGAACCAACTGTTCTAGGGCTGCTTACTCCGCCGCGCCTCCGCGCAGCGTGAAGCCCCGCTCGGCGAGCGCCCCGAGCGCGTCCTCGAAGGCGGCGAAGTCGCGGGCCAGCAGATGGTCGATAGGGCGACCGGCCGGTCCGG